GGTCTTAGTAGTCTTATTGGAATGTGGTATATGCTACAAGCAGATATTCAAGAAGCTAAAGAACTACCTGTTCCTGTGTCTTTATTTTCTCAAGAATACCCCAGTAAAGCAGAAGGATATAATTGGAGTCCAAGTTACGAACAATACAAGCAACAGGTTGGCAATCTTCAGGAAACACAAGACGAGATTTACGATATAGTTGAAGAAATGCAAGATGAAATTAAAGATTTAAGACAACAAGTAATTGATTTAAGAATTAAAGTAAGATGAGATTTTTATTATTACTAGCGTTAGCTTTTGGTCAGCAAGAGGTAACTGATAAAAATTTCTATGGCGCTATTTATCAAGGGATGCATTTAGTAAGGTTTACAGCTGAATGGTCAAGTGATAGTAAACAAAAATTCTATCAAGGTAAGTTTATTGTAGAAGGTGATAGTGCTTACAAAGGAACTCAGATGATGATTATACCTTCAAAAAAAGTTCCTGAGACTGTTAGAAAGTTAAGATTAAGAAATTTTCCTAGTGTAGTTTTATTTAGAAATGGTAAAAAAGTAAAAGTTTGGAAAGCAAATTTTGATGGAAATCTTGACTTAAAGACAGATGATGTTAAAGAATCTATTGATTGGTATGCAAAATAACAATGTCAAATCCTATCAATACAGATAGCACTATTAGCTTAAGTGTAGCTATGCTAATAAAAGTAGGTTTCTTAGTTATGGTAGTTACTGGCTCTTGGTATCAAGCTCAAATGCAATTTGCAGAACATCAAAGAAAGATTGAAGATTTACAAAATAAAGTTACTGTGTTAACTGCTAGTGTAGAAGGCATGGAAACACAACATATCTTAAAACTAGAAGAAGAAAATAAAACCCTAATGCAAAAATTAGGACTAAAAAGAAAGTAAGGAGTTAAAATGGCTAATAAAGAAAATAAACAAAAAAGTACGCCAATGTTAAATCTTGACGGTAAGGAATACGATATCAATTCAATGAACGATGACCAAAAAACAATGGTTAATCACATTGCAGACTTAAACAGAAAGATTGATACAACAACATTTAATCTTCAGCAATTACAATTTGGCAGACAAGCATTTATAGATGGTCTCAAAGTTGCATTAGCTAAAGAAACAAACGAAGAAGAGGTTAGTGAAAGCTAATAATATATTATGTTTTTTATGATTTGGATTAGAAAAAAAAGCTGGTAATACCAAGTGATTGATAAAGCCATACTTGCAGGAAAATTTATTATGTCTATTTTAATTGCTTTTAGTATAAGAGAAGACAGGATAATGGATGTAATGCTTGGTTTTTTATTTTTAATTGGTTTAAAAGCAACTAAGAAAGTATTGAATGATTGAAACCTACGCTGAATATGGAGCGGTTGGTGTTATTGTATCATTGTTTGTTATGATGATAGTCAACTTAATGAAAAGCCAAAGAGCTCAGAACGAAGACCTAGACGACATACGACAAGCTATAGCAAAAATGGAATCTACTATTAAAAATGTAGAAGGCATTACTATTAAGCTTATTGAAAGATGGAATAAATCTGATGAGATAGGACAAAGACATAGAGAAGATATTGTTAAAGAGTTAAACGATGTAACCGATGATTTAGCGTACCTAAAAGGACGTATTAATGGAAAGGCAAGTTAAAGCTATGGTAGATTCGACAAAGGCTGTTTTAAACGGAGCAGTGGGTGTAGGAGTATGGTGGACAGCTTTACCCATGATACTACAAATGGCGGTTTCGGTTGCAACATTAGTATACTTAGTAATAAAAATAAATAATGAAATTAGGAGAAAATAATGGGTTTAAAAGAAATGTTAGTAGCTGCGGCTGAAAGTCAAGCAGATTCAATTAAAAAACAAATGGTTGACCAGCTTACTTCAGACGAAATGGCTAAGACAATCGCTACAAAGATTAATGAAAAGATTGATATTCCATTTGTAAGCGAAGATAAAGAACAAATCTTTTTTGAAAAATGCGTAGATGTTGTTACTGATTTAGTAGAGGGTTTACTTAAGGGTAAGTAATGCCTAGGTTTAGCAGAAAAAGTAAAGGCAAGCTAAACACTTGTGATGATAGATTAGTAAAACTTTTTAACGAAGTAGTCAAAGGTTTTGACTGTACAGTGTTGGAGGGTCATCGTGGCAAAGAAAAACAAAATGCTGCTTACGATAAAGGAAATAGTAAGTTACGTTACCCTAAAGGTAAGCATAATAAAAATCCGAGTATTGCTGTGGATGTTGCGCCGTACCCGATAGACTGGGCCGACAGAGATAGGTTTCATTACTTTAGCGGTTACGTATTAGGTATTGCAAGTCAAATGGGTTTAAATATAAGGTGGGGCGGAGATTGGAATCAAGATACTAAAACAAAAGACAATAAGTTTGACGACTTAGTACACTTTGAGATTAAGGGATAATGCCTAAACAATTCAAAACATATACACGATTTGATGGCGGTCTTAACACTAAGACTAACTCACGCTCTATTGCTGACAATGAACTAGCGCGAGCTAACAATGTTATCGTAGACGAGTTTGGCATAATAAAGTCATGTGGTAAGGCTATTGATAATGATACAAACTATACTGACCCTAGTCTTGGTGGTGCGCAACAAGCTGGTTATGGTTTGTTTCAAGCGGTTATGGATTTTAAGATTGATGGTACTAATACCCCTAGCGTATTTACATTTCTTGCTGACCCTAGCTCTGCTACAAAAATAGATATAAGTGAAGACCCGGCGCCTTTTTTAAAAGGAGTAGCGTTTGATGCAGATGAAATTGATTTAAACGTTACCTCTGCTGTAAGCGGTACATCAAATGGAGCAGCTGTATACGACATAGCTGATGGAGCTGTTAGAATATCAGACGCTAATTTTGGAGCAGCTAATACTACTAAGATATATCAGTTTGTAAAAAGAAAGCTATGGTTAGATAGCGATGGAAGTCACTTAGTAGTTGATGGTAGTTCGGCGCAAACTATTTCAGAGTACGTAAGTACATTTAGTGGTTTATATAGACCGTTTGAAAACCCGTTTATTGTAGGAGCAAGCGGAACTGGATACCCAACAAATGGCGGTTTAGTTATGACTGGAGATATAACGCAATCAGGAACATTAAGTAGTTCTTCTACTGTTGCAGGTTCTCCCGGAGCCGGTTTAGGTTCTGCTCACGAAGGAGCTTTGGATACAGGGGCTTTCATACTGATAAACTTAGAAGATAGCACTGAACACGCAATTACAAATGCTAATAGCTCTGGTGTTTTAACAGTAGCTACAACAGTTAGCACTAGCGCTGGAGATGATAATTATATCGTAGCGCCTGACCCCGGACTTGGATTTAACGTTGAAGTTACTCAACCCGGCAGTGGCACAATGACTGCTGGTACGTATGAATTTGCTCAAACTTTTATATACAATGAAACTCAGGAATCCTTACCTTCCATTATGAAAGGTACAATTACCATAGCTTCAAGTAAATATTTACAAATTAGAGTTATTGCTACAAATGGATACAATAAAAGAATTAGTGGTGGTAGACTTTATATGCGCGATAGCACGGTCAAAGGAGAGTGGGAGTTAATTACTGATATTGATTTATCAAAAGGATGTCGCTCAACTCTTGAAGGACAGCATACGGGCTGGACAGTTGCGTTTAGCCAATCAAAAGTTGTTCATTGTACTGTTAATATTGCAGCGAATAATGTAGATACTTTTGAAACATTGAATGGTTATAGTTCTTCTGTGTTAAACAATCACATTGCTACTTCTAGTTCTTCTGGTTATAAAACTAGCGCTATATCTAATAGAAGAAAATTTATTGCAAATGTAAAGACGGTGGATTCTACAGGTACAGCAGTACATCAACCAGATAGATTAATGTATAGTGACATTAATAAGTTTGATACAATCTTACCAACTAACTTTATTGATATTGGTGTAAACGATGGTGAAGAGTTTGTTAAACTAGAAGCCTTCGCTGACAGGTTACTCGCATATAAAAATAGAACGTTATACATAATAAATATTGGTGGTGGTGCTGATACGCAGTGGTTCTTAGAAAGCTCACATCAGAATATGGGTGTACCA